TATTTTCAAAGTCAAGATAAGTTACAAATGCAGCCTCGGCTGAATAAGGAAATCCTGTGTTTAATTTATCTAATGCGTCTGTGTATACAATAAAGTTAAAGAATCCGCTAGAGTTTTCTAAATCTAATCCGTGTTTAAACGAGAATCTCATTGTTTGTCCTTTTTCCCACGGTAAGAATGTATCATCTATGTAAACAATTACGTCTCTATCAACAATGTAAGGTGCATTTGATGATCCGTCAGTTATCTTAACATAATTGGTAAAGTTAACTAAAGGATGTACATATGAAAAACTTGAAGGATTAATTGAAAAATCATTTGCAATGGATATGATAGGTTTAGCACCTAAGTTAAACATTTGATTTGTGTTAACTACTTTAACACTTCCTGCTTGTGATTTATCTAAGTTAATACCTCTACCTGGTGATAACAAGTCAATGTTATATGACATTTGAACACTGGTATAGTTTTTGTATATGTTTGTGATCTCTTCGTAATTCCTTTGAATAAGAGTTAGAAGATTTGCGTTATTTGTAAAGATAGCACCGCTATCAGTAATTTGTTTTTGTAAAGCAGTTATTCTGTCATTTACTTCACTAACACCAGCTGTTGTAAACACAAGATTCTTTAAAGCCTCAACTTGACTTGTTAAATCTGCTAATGATGAATTATTTTGTAATAAGATATCATAAGCATCAACCATCTTGTTTAATGCGTCCATGTAAAGTTCTAATGAATACGGATTGTAATCATTGATAGAAGTCTCTACTGCAGTATCTTCGGAGTTGACATCAAACTTAAGGTTAATACGGAAAGCATAAGAGTTTCCATTATCACCTGTAAATGAATTTGGTTTGTATTTAGTAAGTCTTGGAATGTAACCGCCGCCAGTTGCAAGAGGATCAACATTATCTAGGAATAATATTCCAAATAAGTTTGTAGAACCAACAGCTCCTGAAGCAGGATCATATAGATCATAATAAACAAGAATAGCGTTAAAGTCAAATGTTTGTGCCGCTGGAGAAGAACTATAAGTTCCAAAGTCAGTAACATCACCGGCTGTACTTATTCCTGCATAAACATTGGTATCAAATTCCATCGAGATACCATCAAGACGAGATCTTGTAAAAGTAACTTCTTTATTTACACTATCTATTCTAAATCTATCATTGGTTGCATCTATAAAAGAACCAGGTTCTGTAAAATATGAATTAGCAATAGGATTACCATACCACCACTGAAAACTAGGCTGTGTATTATTTTCCCACGCTAATGTTGTTGGATTAAAATAGTAATAGTCAGCAGGTGCACCAAAAGGATCAACTGAAGAAAATGTATTTGTATCACTATCAAAGAATGCTTGTATACTTAATCCTGCAGGTTGAACCGTAGCACCGTTTCTTCCGTATATGTATTCATTATTTAATGGGTCAGCTGGTTGATTTGTAAAAACTTTAGATACTCCGTAATTAGCATCATCAATAGTTTTAAACATTACTACCGGAGTATTACCTTGAGACGCTGGAATATAAACATAAACTTCGGAAAATGCATTTGCGTTGTTTCTTACTGTGTTTAAAATGTTAATATCTCCAACATATCGAATAACTTTAGAATATGTTAATGATTCATCTTCCTCAACAAAATGTGTACCATAAAGTGTTGCAGATTGCTCTGCACCTATCGTTGCCTCACGAAAACGTATAGCACCAATTTCCTTTAGCCATTTAAAGAAAACACGCTCACTTACAGTTCGGTCCAAGTTTGTATTATAGTCGGTAGAAGAAGTAATCATTGTCTCTAAGTTAAGACAATAGTTTTGGAACGATTCTGCTAAGTAATCATTAAGTGTTTTGGATCCGTCTATTGAAGTAAATCCACCTGGCGTGTTTGAGAAATTTATTAAGTTCTCTCCGGTAGCTGGACTTCCAATATTAGGAAGATTCAATAACGCAAATTTAGAAAAACGAAATTTCTTTTGTGAGTCATTAAAAGATAAGCCAAGATCCTCTGATGCTGATGAAAACGTATAAAACGTTCCACCCTGCACACGAATAGGTTTTATTAATGGTGCAACCATTTATCTTTAAGTATTTTTATGAAATTACTACAGTAGTTCCAACTGAACTAAGGATTCTCCAGCCATTGTTATCTGCATACAATGTAATAGCCGCTTGACGAATTCTTGGGTCATTTGCTTGAGCCAATACAGGAGTAGTGAATGAAGCAGCAGCTACACTATTAAACTTAACAGCTGTATAAGCTAAGTCAAGATTAGTTGTGCTTAATTTAAGTTCAACCCCAGGTACAGCAGCAGTTACGGCTGCATCAACAACAAGTGTTATGATTTGTCCTGCCGCAACATTAGGATCAGTAACTTGTGGTAATATAATTTCGTTACAGTTAAATGTAGTTAATCCTGTGTAGTTTGCCCAATTAAGACGAATAACACTTACTTTATTAAAAGATGCTGTTGTTGGAATATTTCTTGCAGTTGCTGTTGAACTTGGTCCAGCTAATGCTTGCGGGTCAACAATCAAACGATTACTAGCCGTGATACTTGCATTAAGCTGTGGACTAATAATTGCTGAATCTTGTGAAAACGGAATTTTAGAAGTAAACACCGATGAAATACCAACGGTTCCGTCTAGTGTAAAGTTGCCGTGAACTGTTTGATTTCTTGAAACTGTAAAATCTCTAGTAACACCTAAGTCTTGACCTACGTTTAAGTTTCCGCCAAATAATCCAGTTGCTTCGCATGTGAAAATTTGGTCTGTGATTGGACGTGTGTACTTTTTAATTAAAGCACTTCCAACATTTAATGCAGCCCCAGGAACAAATGAAGTATCTAAATACGTTTCAAGCGTATTGATAGCATTCGCTACTTTTTTGAAGTTGTCATTGATTGTAACTCGTGAACCTGCAATGTTGTCATTACCAAGTATCTCTGTAATTGTGATTGTTGCCATTTATTGATATATTTTTTCTACCTTTAATTTATATATCATAGTCTTTTATTGAGCGTACTTAACAGGAACATAATCCTGCCATTTAGCATCATACCAAAATCTTCGCCCAGTTCCATCTGTTATAGAAGACCTAGAACCATAACATTTCATCCATTCTTTAAAGTTCTTTGCATCAGTTCCATTAGGATTTTTCCAATCGCTTAATTGACCACCGCCGAGTGTATAAGCATCTCTTACGCATAAGTGACAAAGCAATAGTAAATGATCCCAGTCCTTAAGATTAATTTCATTTGCTGGGGTAAATGGATTAATGTCAAGTCTCCACAATATTTCAGCCCTTAAGTAATTACCAATTCCGTTAAAGAATCTTTGGTTCATCATAAGTTCGTTAATATGTGTGGAAAATGCTTTATGTTTAGTATAATGGAGTTTTACATTCTCTATAAATTGCGGATATTCAGTAAGTGGGCAAGGACCTCGGCCACCATTCCAACCTTCTGTCCATTTCCATTTAGCAAAACGTCTAACATCATTTAAGACAAGATAGTTTCCGCGAGTAGTTATAAAGCGTAGGTGAGAATGCTTCATAACTTTTTCCAAGTGCTCTGAGTTTTTTCTAACGTAAACCCAATTACCACTCATACCTAAAGTAACTGCTAAATCTTTTGTGACGGCACCATTAATATCTCCACCTACTTGTTCAAGATGAAGCATCATTTCTTTACCTCTTGTTTTAGCACGCATTGTAAAAACTCCCCCATCAAAAATATCTAACTCAGTTTTTACTTTAGATTCTGGTGATTTCTCTATCTTTTCAAAGAATCCTTCATTATCCACAATGTGATTAATAAAATCTCCCATTATTTTGACTTCCGCTAATTCTGGCATATTAGATTAATGTTGTGCCTAAGGCTGGTTTATAATATGTGTTGTGTATTTTCTCTGTCATACGAATCATTCCCATAACATCTTTCTCACAGTACTTAACAATACCATTAGTGTTATGATGTAACCAGTATTCTTGATGAACTTGTCCACCGTGCATTTCATCTTTTGGTGAAGGCAATCCTAATCCGTACATTGCTTCTTCAAATGTAACGTCAAGATTAGAGAATCCTTTCCACCATTCTTTAAGATCTACAATATTTACTTCCCATGGTTTTTTGCCCCAAGTATTTACGCACTCAGGAACTTGTAAATTGTACATTAAGATTTTTCGATAAACCCACGGAATGTCAAAGTTCTTAACGTTCCACCCACAAGGAATTAATCCACTTGAACCACCTTTTTGAAAAAGGATAGCAATTTTCTTTACAAGATCAGCTTCGTTTAAATCAGAAATTGTATTAATTTGGTATTCTCCGTTTTTCCAAAGACCATAAGATAAACAAACAATACGACCAAACTCAGGGAATAATGAAACTTTATTTTCATATCCGTCAGCTGGATCTCCATATCCCATTCTATCACACTTTCCTGCATATATCATTGCTCCGTCAGGATCTTGAGCTTTAAACTCTTCATAAGATGGGTATTGTCCTGCGGTTTCAATGTCAAAGAAGAGTAGTTTGTTGAGTTGTTGTTGAGTAAACATATAAGATTTGTTTAGATTTTATATACATAAACAAGTATTTAGTTTCTTAAGAACTATTTTAAATTTGTGTATAAAAATTAATATCTATTGATTGGACGGTAGATAGATTGATTAGATTAAGTAGTAAACTATAAAGAAAGCAATTCTATGTTTGAAAATATACCAGGTGGCCAGCAAGGTCACATAGCACCACAATTAGACGTGGATTCATTACCTTGGGTAGAGTGCCCATGTGGAGGAAAGACCTTTGACGCCGCAGTAATGGTAAAAAGAATATCGCCATTACTTAGCCCAACCGCTAAAGAAGAGATTATACCAGCTGACATTATCCTTTGCAGAACTTGTGGAAAAATACCGGAGTTTTACGCAAAGAAAATAAAAGGAATCCCTACAGAACTAATTTCAGTACCAAGTGAATAAACCTTTTATTCTTAATTGCTTATATCTTGAAGCTATTCCACAAATAGATGGGTACGGTGTGTATACATATGAAACTATACCAGCTGGGACTGAAATAGAAATATCACCTGTCTTCTTATATCCGCAGGATCTTCTTAACACCGTAATTTATATGGCGCAATCAGAAGGTGTAAAAGATAGTGATATTGGATTAGACCAATATGCAGTTGATTGGATTGATGTTGATGAAATGCAAAAAACTGCTGTGTTGCTAGGATACCTAAGTATCTACAATCACAGCAGTAATAATAATGCGGAGTTCTTTACTGACTACACAGATCGTTTAGTTGGTATTAAAACTACAAGAGATATTGCGGTTGGTGAGCAAATCACTGTAAGTTACGGACCCCATTGGGTAGACGCCAAAAAAGACTATATAGATATCATAGAGTTTTAACCCATATGTTTTTCAAAGATCTCTTCAATTTTTATGATTAAAGGATTACGAACAATATCTTCTCTGCTAAATTCCATAATACCTACTTCTTCCATTGGTCTAAAGTATTCTACTACTTTTTCTAATGAAGACAGATTACCATTTCGCATGTCAATTTGTTTGGTATCACCAGTAATGATAATCTTGCTATCCTCACCTAAACGAGTCATAGTTGAGCGCATATTCTTTAATGTAATATTTTGAGCCTCGTCTACTATAATAATTGCGTTATCAATACTTCTCCCTCTTACATAAGCTAATGGTAAAACTTCAATCATTTCAGTGTAAAGCATAGAACCTGTAATTTCTTTACCTATAAGTTTATGAAAGTTATCAAGAAACGAAATCATAAACGGTTCCATCTTTTCTTTCATAGTTCCTTTTAAGAATCCTATTTCTTCGCCTTCTAAAACTGTTACTGATTTTACGATAATTATTTTCTTGTATACTGAAGGTCTTGTAGTTAATAACTTTAAAGCTTCAGCACATGCTATAAAAGTTTTTCCTGTACCTGCAGGACCTGCACAAACCACTATGTCGTGGTCATTAATTAATCTGATAAAATTCTTTTGTCGGTCGTTTTTGCATTTAAGATTAATGCTAATTTTTGTAAGTAATTTTTGTTGTGGAGTTAACTCTTTAACGAAATCGTCTACCTTCGGTGTTGCTTTTTTACGTACAGCCATAATGTTTTTAATTTTTACCAGAATCCGCCAGGGCATTGGCATTCTTTACATAGAACTTTTTTATCTATGTGACAGCCGCAACCGCTAAAAGGTGTACCCCAAGTGTTAGTGTGTGTTTTTGTTTCATCGCATCGATTTTCCGTGCGTATCGGACAATTTGAACAAGAAGCTAGACGACTATCGCCTAAAGCTCTTATCTCTGGGTCAAGGAGGTGTGCTCTGTCTAAAAAGCTGTTATACCATCCTTCGGCTATATGTAGTATATTCATATGTTAAACTTTAACAGTTTTAACTTTAACATCTTTTTCTTTCTCAATCTCTTTTGCTAATTCAAGATTCTCATGATTATCATCAAAGAATATAAAATCAGAGTATCCTTGGTCAACAAGAGTATGTAAAGCTTCTTTCTTTCTTTGTGCAATGTTTCCACTTAATCCATGTCTTGGATCATTAACTGCAATACATAAATCAGGGTGAATGTCAATTCCATTTTCTAAAAAGAATTTACGAATCATATCACTATTAGATCTTGCAGTTAAAATAGAAACGTGCACACCACTTTTGTAATAAGCTAAAAGTTTGTTTAGTATTTCAATAATGAATTTGGATTTCTTTAAGATATCAAAATCTTCAAATTCTTTAAACGACAAGGAAGTCTTTTTGTTTGGTTTAAAGAAGTTAAATTCAGCAGGAGTTAATGACTTAATAACCTTTCCATTATTAATGTCAAGAACTTGTATCATGGCGGAAGATATGATTAATGTATCGTCTAAATCAAAGACAGCTAACTTATCAGATCTTTTACCTTTGATAGTTACTTCATTTAACTTATTATTAGTAGTTCTTCCTGACTCCATTCTGAGAATATTTTTTTGTCATTATCTTGTATTGCTGCTACACTCCAATACCAACTCGTGCCAGCAGTAAACGGAGCAATCATTGGTAGAATCCATTTTGTATTTGCTGGATATTTATCATACTCAAATATAGGATCTTTCTTTATATTTAGATTGGTTAATGGATTAGTTACAACTTGTGCACCTGTATGTATGTCAAGAACTTTGTTAAAAAACAATGCGTTAAATTGCACAGTAGTTAATGACGCGTACGGATTTCCATCAGGAAACGCAATAGTAATCTGTCTAAGTAAACTAGAACCACTATTAGAAGTTACATAAGATACTCTATCTTTATCATCATTCATATCAACAAAGCTGGAATTATACATTGTTGTATTTCCCAGCGGTTTTACTCGTATTGAAATAGCAGTTGGGCTGCTATGTGAAATTCTATTAACAAATTGCCACTTAGAAATTCTAGCTTTACCATATCCATCATTATGTATACGAACAATCGGAGCAACCGTCGGTAATTTACCAACTAATACATTAACTTCTTCAGTTGACATTGACCATTTTGATCCTTGGTCAATAATCTTAACGGATCTTAACTTTGTGTTTCTAACATATGGTTTTAAAACTCCTTTAAAATCAGGTGAACTACCATAAACATCATACGTAAATAGCGAGCTGTTATCAGCTGAACGAATGTTTAATCTATAAGAAATTGCTTTTTCTGTGATATCGTCCCAATAAAAATTAATAGTATTGGTAGATTTGTTAACTGCTGATATTAAGTTAACTGGAGCTGCATTTTGATTTGTTGAAAAAACTCTACGATTAGTTAAAAATTCAATATTAGGATCTATTCCTTGCGGCATATTTTCAGTAAGACCTTCCGCAATAGAACATATAAGAGTATATGTATATGTAATGTTAGGAAAAAAAGTATTATCTTCTATCATATCAATTACATTAATAACAGAGCCTTTAACATAATTAAAATAAGTAAGAGTGGCAGGTAAAGGCTGTAATACAAAAGCATCACCTGCATTAATTAAATTATTTCCAAACCAAGCACTTGTTGATACACTCTCATCAACACCTGTATACGAAACTTCTAATTGATAAAAGTCATTATTACCCGTTCTAGTTTCACTTGAAAAAATGCTATTTACAATACCTTTATACGCATAGTCATAATCAGAATTATCTATTTCTGATGTATACACAAATCCTTGTAAAGGATCATCCACAGGCATGTTTCCATCTTCTATCGGATTAACTAGTAAAGCTTCATCAAGGTTTCTTTGAATGACAGAATCCCTATTTTTATTAAATTGCTTCATATATGTTTAAGAATGACTTTTTAGTTCCTGTACGTTGATTTCCATTAGCATCAGTAATCGTTAACTCAATATCAAAATTACCTGTGTAATCAAACGTCCATAATATTCTACTATCTATAGTTTCAGCAATAATCTTTTCACCTTCTTTTAGTTTCCAAAGATATCCTGACTTACCAACAATATTACTAGCTTCTGCAGATAACATAACAGAGCTGCCTGAAGGTATTTTTGCGCCTTGCTTACCAATTCTTGTTTCTTCCCATGTATAAGCACCACCTATAGATCTAGCATACGGTAATCTTTGCGATTGTGATTTTGCTTCTAAGTAATTGCTAAACACTGGATCATTAGTATATGAATACTTATAAGGTAATTCATTTGCAGGATACCAGCCTGGCTCACCAATAGGAGAAGTTCCTAAGCCAAGATACACCTGAGCATAACGATATTTAGTTAAGAACTCTTGTAAGCCATGTTCAAACGATCCTACTTTATTTTCACCAAACCCAAACCACTTATAAAAGTTACCCATTGGGAATGTATGACAAAGCGTTGTATTAATTTTAGTCTTAGGACTTTGTGGTGGTAAAAATTTAACACCTTTCGTTCCCTTAAGATAACCTAAGTTATCTACACTTGGAGTTTTAGCAAAAGCAATAATCTGTAAATCTGCTTGTGTTAATAGTTTAGATATGAAAGGTATAGTAATAGTTGCGTTAGGTAAAGTAACTTGTTCTACTGCGTAATTACCATTTGTTACGTTATTTAGTAATTGCTTGTCAAGTATGATCTCACGAACCATTCCGCCATTAGAAAAAATCTGTAATACTTTAGCACTATTAAGTGGCGCAGCGGGCAAGAAAGATCCTGTTACAGTTTCTCCTACTCGAATATCACCTTCATGTAATCCTTGAATATTCTTTAAGTTATATTCACCAACTTTTCCATTTGCTGAAAATCTTGCTTTCTTAGGAACTACCTTAGAAAGGTTAATTACATTATAATTTGTCAATGTTGGATCTACGGTAGTTGCCGGTGCAATTGAAGTAACTACAGAATCAGGCGCAAGCAATTTACTATACAAAACATCCCCAACACTAACTGAAACTGAAGTGTCATAAAATATTGCGTTAGGTGCAAGATAAGTGTTTATCTTAGTATTACCGATATACTGCAAACTTGAGGTTAAAAATTGATATACATAATCAAAATCAACATATCCATTTTCAACATATAAGATAGCATTATTAACATCACTGTAAATAACATAATCAAATTTACTAATTCCTGGGTTATTAGATGAGTTTAGTTCATACCAAGCTTGAACAAATTTTCTAGCAGAACTCATACCACCAATAATCTTTTTGAAATTAAAAGTTGGAAGTTCGTTAAACTTAATACCGCCGTTAGAATTTACTGTGTCAATAATATAACCACACCAAAGTGAGTCAGAGTAATCCAAAGTATCATATGTATTACCGCAGAAAGTTTCCCAAGTTAATTCAGAATAGTTTCTCCAGTTTTGAACTCGTGTACCTAAATGAGTTTCTGCGTAATCTTCATCAAATTCTTGTTGGCAAGCAAGGAAGAATGTATCACAACGATATAGTTCTACGTTGTTATCTTCAAGAGTAATTAATGTGCCTAATCCGTTTCTCCAAGTACCTGTGTTTAAAATTTTCATTGAATAACTGTTGCTAACTATCCCATGATCATAAAACCAATTAGTATGATTAGCTGTATAAGTAGGACCGAAATTAGTCCCGTTTATAAATGAGCCGGCAGCTGGAAAAGAATTGTAATTTGGAATGATTGTTACATCAGACCCATTATCAATTGCAAATCTTTCGCGAGTTGTAAAATCATCATATTCATACTCAAGATAAATTTTAACATTTGGACCTAACGCATAGTAATTAGCAATTCTTGCAGGCAGCTCACTTAAGTTTCCACCATTCAGACCTATAACATCAATCGTATAAACTTTAGTATTCCAAATGTTATATGCTGTGCTTAAAGTAGAATTATTTAAGTAGACGTGTTTAGTTCTAAAAATCTGTGAATAAATTTCTTGAGCTCCGTTAAACACATGCAAAGTTATTCGTGTGAATCCTGGTCGCATTTCTGCAAGTGGATCACAAGTTATTTGATGTGGGTTTAACACAAGTTGACATATATGATCATTTACATCAGGCTGTGTAGGATTAGAATTTATAAATTGAAACCCTGAACTTAAAATTGTTGAAGTAACAGTTATTGTTAAATCATCAGCAGGTGTGCTACCTAAAGAAGTACCGTCTATTGTAATTACATCACCAATAGCAAATCCTGAACCTGCATTAGCTACGGTTACATTTATGTATTGACCTGCTGTTAATGGGTTAGTAGAAATTTCTACGTTCCATGTAGAATTAATTCCTGACCCTGATGTAGATGTTTGTGCAACATTCGTGTATGAATAAATAGATGAACCACCGTTAGAACCACCAAATGTGAATGTATTAACAGCAGTAGCATCAGTTGTCCAATTAAGATTACCGTTAGGCTGCATATAGTCTCTTACTTTATAAACTCTTCCATAAGCACCTTGCTTTTTAAAGTTTATATCAGAAGCACCATTTAATAAATCAAAAGAATTATCAGTATCTTTAAACGTGATTACATTTCTACGAGTTAACGGAGTTGAACCACTTTTACTTAAAATTAAATATTCGCCAATTCTAAATCCATTAGGATTTGTAACTGCGTCATATATTAGATTTCCATCTACAGCAACTGTTCCACCAATTTCTCTAAGTACTTCCCATGTTTGAGGACTTTGTGTAAATGCTTTTGGAGGGGTAGATGCAAGTTCGATTGAAGTTTGTCCTACTACTGAATAATCAGCAGCTAGAATATCTAATTGATATGTTACACCATCTCTACGAATGTATATCCAATCGGTTGGATCGTATGTCGGATCCAACTTAGGTTCTAATAATTGACCAGCTACAACAATAGTTGGATTAACTGTTGGATTAAACGTAGTGCTATCACTATAAGAAACAATTGCGCCCTCTAACACGTCTTCTGCGGATATCTGAAGCACCTGGATGTCCTTGCATAATGGGAACGATGGCATATTAACATCTGATAAATCAGTCACAACTAGGGTATCCCAGTTAATATCACAATCATCCCATAAGGTTTGATTAAAGGTTATGTTTATCCATTGACTATTTGCATGATCCCAATCATATTTAATTGGAGACGGTAAATTTAGTGGCGTGTTTGCTTCAATTTGACTTTGAGATAATAAATCATCTTGCGGCTGTATTTGAGCAAACTCATTCCATGTATCTTTGCAGTCATCTACATTTTTACTAATGAATGCAAAATCAGCTTCAGGCATGTAAACTTCAACTACGTCTCTTCTTATCTTGTTAGACAAACAGTTATTAGTATCATATACATCAAGTTCAATTGTGTATTTTCCTGTGTAAGGCAAAATCATTGTATGATTAATAAGTTCATCAATAGTATTTACACCAGATTTGTACTTATAAACTTTTGTAGGATCTGTTGGTTGAGTTAATGTTGCTTTCCATTCCATTTGATAGAAATCACCTCTACCTAATTCGTTCCAAGTATACATTACAGTTGTGTGACCACCGTTAGGAGAAACCAGCGGATTAGACGTATATCCAGCACCACCTGAAGTTACACCAACACCTTGATGAATGTAAACTTTATCACCTATGTTAATAGACGTAGTAGTTGGTGTTGTGTTATAACTTTCTAGCCAAATGTCACCACTTATAATTTGAGATATGATAGTTCCATCAGGAATACCATTTCCTTTTACAATTCTACCTACCGAGATAGCGTTTAATCCACCAGCAGGTATAGCTGGACTTAATGTAAGAATATCGTTTAACCCTGAGCCAGTGTTAATTGAGACTACTGTATATTCTACAATGTTTAACTGTCCATTTTTAATTTGTCCCTGAACAGTTGCACCAAATCCGCCTCCACCAAAAACTTTAAATGTTGGTGTATAGTTATAGCCAGTTCCTTGACTAATTATTTCTACAGCGGCTAATTCACCAATGTCACCAGGCAGTGTTCTTGTCCATGATTTTAGAGTTGCATCATTGCTTCCACTAAAAGTAGACCAAGGATAAATTAATTCATCCCAAGTAACATCAAAAGTAGTACTAACATTAACCAACGCACCAATACTAATATCTGGTGAATCCGCATATTTTTTAACATATTCATTATCACTATAATAACTTACAGGAGAAGATGTTTTACGAGTAGTCTTTAATGTAGCAACCGGGGCAATTCCTGTAGGTGAAGACCATAAGAATTGTATATCAGGGAAAGCACTATAGCTTCTACCTAAATCATATAAAGTAACTTCTTCAACTTCAAATGGAATATTAATTGGATCTAGCTGAAAACCAACAGTATCGTTTGGTATTACATATTGATTACCGACTGGTCTTACAACAGTTCCTTGTCCAAATATTGAAGGTAAAGCTGTATAATTACTACCTTGCTGCGGACCTGCATTAATGATAAACTCAAGCGGTGAACCACCGCCGTTTACAACAGCAACCTCAATTCTTAATGGCACATCATATGTACCACCACTTAATGTAATAATATCTCCCGGTAGAAAGTTTGCACCCGATATTGTAGTACTTATAACTTGATATGAACTCATACCACGAACTCTGCATTTACCTTTTGCTTGTTGTAATGCTTGTCCTGGGAATGTAACAGTTGGAATTTCACCAAAGAAATTTCCACCGTATGAAGTCATGATCACATCATTAATATCATAAGCATCTGCATATAACGATAATGAATCCGTAACTTCCGGAGTTAATAATCCACCGTTTGCATCATAAGGTCTAAGATCAATAATTTGAGATCTTTTATCTGATGTAAAGTCTAATCGTTTACCTGCTTGAATTAATTGTCTATCATTTCTATCAGACCATGTATTAACTGCGTATCTTTCATAATAAACACCTTCTCCTGTAATATCAACGATTCTTGTATTAAGTGGTAAGAATTTTTGTTTAAGATATCCTTTAAGTGCAAATAGCTTAATAAGTACTTCCTCATTAGTATAAGCAAAAGAATCTTCAGTTAATGGGATTCCATATTCATCTACATTAATAGAGTCTTTAACAATATCATAATACAGACCAAACAAGTTTGATTTTTTATAATGCTTGCTAGGAACTAAACCTATCTGTTCTTGACTAACAGTTTTATCTTTAAGTTGAAATGCAATAGGAACTTGTCGATACTTGTTGTAATAAGCATCTTCCATGTTTACGTTTAACCAATATTCCTTAATACGAATATCGTAATACCCAAACCAATTAATGATATTAACTAATCCTTTATAAGATCCAACGTAAGGCCAGATTTGTTCTCCTTGAAGAAGCATTTCTTTTCTTTTTTGGTTTAATAAAATAAAGTCAGGATTATCTTCATTAACATCAGAATCTCGAAGTATAAGTTCTTGGTCGGTTGTAATATCTCGACCAAAGTTTTGTAATAATGAGCCAAGTCTTTCATCTTCGGCAATAACTTCACCTTCAACATTAATACTAAATATGATATTATCACCCGTTGTAAACGTAGTGTCAGCAATTTCTATAATACCTGCATAAACACCTTCAACATCAGCTTGCAATGCAAAGTTAAGTTGAAGAGATTTCTTATGTATAAAATCATTTACTTTACGTATAACTTCACCGTTCCCGTTTTGCACAATAGTATCATTAGATAATGTACCATCTGTTATTTCAAACGCAATAGCTGTACTTTTTTGTATAGTTGGATAATCTACTCCGTATTCAACAGTATAAACAAAGAACTCAGGATCCGAGTTTGATTTTAGTCTAAATGAAAACTGTGGGATTACTGTATATGATGTTGGTATAACTATAGTATTAACATCAGTATTAAATGCTAATGTATACGGTGTTACTTGGGTAAGAAGATGTTCACCGGCAAGAGGGCCAGAGCTAAGATTAATTTTAGATCCTACTTTTAAGTTATGCGGTGTATAAAATGTATAGCTAATAGTAGAGCTATCAGAAGTAACAGATTTGCTTAATATCACCTCACCTAGTATAGGATTAACATCAACAACTTTGGTGTTAGAAACAATTCCCGTTCCTGAAACGGTCATACCAACTGTTACATTAGACAAAACAATAGAATCAAGATTAATTATCTTAGTTCTATTACTTGCATTAACTAGTCCATTACTTGTGTGTTGAGCTATTGTTAAAACAGTTGCACTTCCATTAGTTAAGCCTGATTGAATATAAAAAGGACCGTATTCATCAACTCTTGGAAATGTATAAGATACATTATTTTGGCTGTCTAAAACTTTTTCAATTATAAATAAGTTTTCTGACTCAATAAGACCTGCTGAAACTGGTGGTAAGAAAAATGTGTTACGCGTATTTGTAGAAGCATACGGCCAGTCCGTATTTTGTATATCATTAAATGGCAAATTAAATCCAATTAATTCACCGGTTACGCTTTTAATAAGTAAAGATGGGTCTGTGTTCCAAGTTTTATATATAGCAGGTCTTGGTTGAAATCTTAAGTATGTTTCATTACTATAATTAAACCCTGCATTTATAATCTGAACATATTGAATTACTCCTGTGTAATCAGTATAAGCACGAACTTCTCCTTGCTTACCTGTACCAAGAGGATCTATAATATCAACAGTAAGCGGTGTAATAACAATAGAATTAATGTTATTTCCGCTTTTGCTAAAAATTTTAAATTGATTGTTTAATAACATTAGTTAAGATACTTGTAGTTTTTATCAACAGTGTAGTTCATGGTTTTTTTAATCATGCTTACACGGTCTATCATATAAACCATCATTTTTTGAATCTGGCCCATTATATCAGATCTTTTTGAATCTGATAATAAATAAGTTGACAGCGATTTGTTAAATAAGTTTTTACGCCAATCATATCCAGTGTTCTTAAGATCATCTTGGATATGCGTCATATACTGATAGTAGCTAACTCGTGTTAAATAATTACCTTGTCTTGGTTCTGCCATCTTATGTATTTTTTATGTTATCTATGTTGATTCTGTGAAGTTCCATGTTAAGATTCATTTCAGAATCAGTTCCAAATACTACATTTATACTACTTGGTTTAGAAGCATCTGTAGAATCATAATATTCAAATCCAGTACGATCTTTCCAACCACCTCTAACTAAAGCATATTCACCTCTTCCAATTAATACATCACCGTATTCATCAAGACCTTTAGATGGTAACTGTGCGTTTGCAGGATCTGCTTTAAATACTTCGTTCTCTTCACTCACAAACCAAACGTTAACCGAGTCAACTCCAGCTACGCTTTCTATGATAGAAACTAAATCAGATTTTGGAATCTTATCACGTCTACGATTCTTTAAGAAGTAATCAGAACATTTTGAAATTACGGTTTGACGAATAACGTCTTTGCTATATCCTTGAAACGATCTAATACTAATGTTAACTACATACTTTTTAACAATAGGATCAACAATTTTTACAACAGTTGTAAGTATCTTTTGACCGCTTTCTTCAATTAGATTATAAATCTTAGTCTTTTCTTCTTCAGATAATAAGAATAAATTCAGTGGAATGTTAAAGTAATCAGCGTTAGATGGTTTTCTTTTATTCACATCAGGAATAAGAAAAAGATAAACTACGTTATCATCAGTAAGATCATTATCATTAAATGAACTGAATGCATCAATAACGCTAAACATATTAAAGCGCTCTAAAAAGTATACATAATTATCAGCATTTGCTAAAACGTAGGCTCTACTTGTTTTTGGAGCAAGTACACGCGTTAAGAAAACTGGTTCACTATCAGCGCCAAAGTTTATAGGTAATCCTATTCGAATTTTTAACGCTTGATTAAGATCAACAGTGTCACCTGCTAAATCATACCCATCATCGGTAAAAGAAAATTTAGGATTAGCATTATTAAAGATATTACCAGCATTACCAGCATTTGTTAAATATTCAACTCTAATTGTAACACCTAGAGCAGGAATGTGCCCAAAGTAAGTGTTACCAAAATATACGTCAATTCCACCATTAATACCTGTCTTAACTACAACACCTTTCGCGTCATACGGAATATCATAAATAGAATCATATACTCGCCATTTTTCATTATTTATGTAAACATTAATAAAGTTGTTGTCAATCTGATATCCTCTTTTTGCATTAATTGAGTATGATTGCATTGCAAGCCCAGTTCCAGTTACTTGTTGAGATTCAACTTCACCTTGTACTACTTTAACTTCAACGGATTTTTTTGCAACAAGTTCTAATCGAGTTTCTTCTGAATTTAAAACAATAAGATATGGTAATCCTGTGCCATCATTAACCATACGTGTATAGTTAGGTATGATAACAGTATTTCCATACATATCAATTTGTTCTCCGCTATAAGATAATATTGCGGTTCCATTTGCGGAGATAGCACGAGTTGGGTTGTGCCCTGCAATTCTTGCTAAACTTTTTATTGAGACTTCACGAGACGCAGTAAAAATATTAAGTTCAGTAATACTATCTTCAATGTAATAAAAGATAAGTTTACCCATATCAAGAACAACAGACAGAATTTGCCCGTATGCACTGGCTGGTGTAAACACGTCACCAACTTGCTGATACTTGTTAGTTAAATAAGTTTTTACATCAGCATAGAGTTGTTCAAACGCTATCCTGTTAACTTTAAATATTTCCATTTAGACTAAGCTTATTTTGCGAGGACACCAATGTATTTGGATCCATCTATGTATATATCAATGTAACAGAAATCCCTAACCTCGCCGGGCTGAAAAGCAACGGCAATCTCTACGCTAAATAATCCTGCTTCTGGTACAAACGCAGCAAGCTGTCCATAAAATTTATTTTGTAATTGTGAAGTGTTAAGATTAAATTCAAAAAGATGTTCTTCAAGACTAAGACCTAAACTAGGTTGTCCAAGAACTTCCCCTTGTGATGTAAAAATGATCATACGAATTTTAGTCAGTAATGCCTCTAAAGCATCTGACGTATCTAGCTGATTTGGGTTATAGCTAGGATCATTAACATTTCTACAGTATATTTCTGTTATCATTAAAGTTATCGAATATTAGTGGAATATAAAGAACCAATCTGGACTGTTCTCGTCATCTATTTTTTGTTTGATTTCTTTAATCTCTTCCTCACCCTCTGATTTGATACCATCACTATCAACTTGAATACCTCCTGGCAAATTAAACTTGAATGTTCCAAGTATTCTACCTAACGAAATTTTTGACATTGCTGTTACGTAACGTTGAAAGTTCCAATCTTCATATAATTTGTTTTCTTCAATCTTAGCGTAGGTTTGAATAAAAACATTTTTCTTTGGATCACGGCCTAAGATTTTTAAACGGTGTGTATTTCTGTTATAGTCAAAACTAATACGTTCTAAGATAAACGCTTGAGTTAAATCCCAATATGAATATTGAGCTGTTCTAAGAACAAGATCATCAGATTGAAACGGTGATAAAAATAATTCTGCAGCAAGAAGACGGTTATCAGAGAAATCTTTATCTACTGTACCTAGGCGACCTCCGCCATTCATTTCTTTAACCTCAAACACTGAAACTACACATTCAGGAAGTAATATACATCGTGTCTTTTTAAATTCAGGATCCGAAAACCATTTCTTTTCAATAACGTAATATTGGGTTTCAACAGCGGGACCGTAGTTTGCATGAAACCAAGTTAAAGCTTGGTCAATGATACGATTAGCTTCACGCTCTGGAATAGAATAAGGGAGTGAACCACTTCCTGTGATTTCACCTGTTACCATTTCTATAAGTTCTCCTCTTGTCATTATAAATTATCTTTTTTAATCCCAAACTTCAGTATACTGTCCACCCACAATCATAACACCTTGTTTCCAGTCAAAATCTAAACGATCTTTCTTAAACATGTAGTGGTTCTTAATGATATCTTCAGTTTCCTTTTCGGACTTACCAAGAGCAACATTAAGATCTTTAATTACATAAGCCTTATCATAAGATTTTGTAATATGTACCGATGCATGTCTACCAATACCTTGGTCTCTTGTGTTAATTGTTTTATACTCGCTTTTCGTAGCATGCCACATTTGAAATAAACGACTAATTAAGTCATCATTAAGTGGTTGACTTTGTGAAAATTTAATCCAATCTTTTACTTCTTTTGCAATATTAGATTTCTTAGGATTTGTTAAATCAAACTTTTTGTAATTGTTAATATAATTAAGACCAGAAACTCCAATTCCACCGTAAGGTTCCATAGTAGCGGTTTTATCAGCATTAATAATGTCATGATACGTCACAGATGCTTTGACATACAATGGCTGAATATTGCAATTTTGTAAAATCTTAGCCTTTTTAGGATCTAGCCATGACCAGTCTTTTGCTTCGTATGTATTTGTAATTCTTGCATAACCTTTTGACCACTCATAATAAGTATTGTCCTTGCCATTTTGTCCATAAGAAACTTCACGAAAATTAGAAAGCATAGCTTTTTCAAGGTCTTTTACTAAAGCAACCTCTGCAGGATTAATTCCTTTACTGTCTTCGGAAAGAAATTCATAGTATTCTTTAACGTGCTTCATTTTATTTTTTTGCTTTTTTAATCTCTTCTTTCTTCTTATGATCATCATGTTTAAATCCACCATCAGATTCAGATGGTTCAATTAACTCAACAATCATTGTTTCTTTGGAAACTTTTGCAAGTTTACCAATTTCTCCATTACGAATAACTCCTTTATTTACTTCACAGTTAATGACGAAACGCTTGTTTTCAATAAAACAATCATTACAAACATTTGTAACGTGAAGTGGGGTATCAGCAATTTTAGAAAAGTCAAATACATTCTCTTTCATAGCCCAAGAATTGGTAATTCTTGAGTTCTTAACAGTACAGTTATAAAACCATGAACGGTCAAAAACACCCTGGATCTCACAATTGATAAATTCAATATCTTCAACTTTACAATTGTTTAACTTTGTATCTTGAAGCTGAAAACGACCTAGGTCAGTATCATAATTAAACTTTCCTTTTTTCATTCCGCCTGTAACTACTAGATCAAATAATTTGTCTCTAAGATTTCCCCATACAGCAGATAAAGATTGGTCATCATTAATTAAATCCATTGATAACTCAATCTCAGGATAGTTCTTTTTAAACTCTCCGTACTTAATAAATGATTTGTAAATGATTTCTTGTTGAGCCATCATATCTTTAAACTTTGCACGGTCAACAGGTGAGTATTGACCGTTAAAGTTTAATGTGTTAAACATATGTAATATGAATCCGTCTACCAAACCAATTATCTTACGAGTTTTTGTTTGATAATCTTTTCCACCCATGTATCTGTATTCTAAATATCCTTTCTCCAGTTTAGTAAAATTAACTCCAAAATACTTTTCATCAGGGATTGCCATTGTTGAACGGCTAAACTCTTCTAATGATGGAGAATAAAACATAATCTTGTTAGGTCTTAAGTTTTTAATACTTCTTGCATATACAGATTCCTCTCTCTGTGGAAATACCGCATAAATAGGTTTTTCGTCAAAGTCAAGAATAAACTTAGCCACATTCATTTGTGGAATATTAACTAAGGTAGGTAATTTGTTTGGGTCTAAGCTAATGTTAGCATGTATAGAACATCTTTCATTAGTATAGCCATTGTCTTTAATCCACTCAAACATTTTAATTAATGTATTACGAGCATCTTTATAAGACATTGGCCCAGTAACAAGCTCCATCATATTCTTTCCACCTGAATAATCAGGCTCAAGTTTAAAAATATCTGATGTTGGAGTAATTGGTGAATGGTATAGCGGTTTTGGTTCTTTAATATTACTAAGAGCCATAGGAATAACTACCCTTTTGCTGATATACTTTGCAATAGATCGCGACGTCTTTTCAATTGGCAAGTTTGAATAAAATTCAAATTCGTAACCAATCTTTGCGCCATCGAGTATTTCTGCCTCAGTATAAGACTTTTTAATTTTCATTTCGCTTTACCCTTAATTTTATTTCATAATTCTCTATACATTCTTCACATACTTCAGTTCCGTCCGACGCTGACTTAAGTTGACATAAGCAACCTAATTGTGTTTTACATCTTGGACATTCTGCCATGTTATGCTTCGCTTGGTAATGTTAAGAAAATTTTATCATTGTGAACTCTTTCAATAGTGACCATAACTTCATCACCTACATTGAAACGTTTCTTTTTCATCTTAATTTCTTTTTGCGAAATAAGACCTACCATATCTTTCTGTAATTTAATCAATGCACCAAACGGTTGAATTGACACAACTTCACCGCTACGAATAATTCCAACGTTTTGGTCTTTAAATTCTTCAAGTTCTCTTCTACGGAAAGAAGGATCTTCATCAGACAAAATAATTTTCTTATCTGGTGTAATCTCTCTAATCCAGAAGTCAACTGCATCTCCAGGTTTAAATTCAAAATTCTTGAATGATTCCTTAAGAGCTGGCGACATTTTACTGCTATGTAATAGACCTGTAAAGATTTCATCAAACTCAACAAAGATACCGTATTTTGCAATACCTGTAACTGTTCCTGAGTATTTTGCATCAAGATCAAGTTCTTCAATTTTTGTCGGTAAAACATACGCAAGATATTTCTTATAAGAAAATACAAATGTACTACTCTCTACAAGATAATCTTCAACCATCACTGGAACAACTTTTCCTATCATACTATCAAAGTCCCTAACAACATTAGCTGCTGCAAGTGACCCAGGAAGGAATCCGTTAATACCCTGAACTTCAATAATAAATCCACCTTGGTTTTTACCCGTGATAGTTCCGTAATAAGCATTCGTTGGTTTTCCAATCTGCCCAAAGAAATCTTGTTTAATATGCGATAACTGGCCTTCATACAATGATACCTTAATGTAAGGTTTAATCATTTCAACTCTTACATGATATTCACGTGAACAGAATTGTTTTTTACCATCTTCTGTTTTCAAACTTTCTACAAGTTCGTCCTCAGTTGTGTTTAGCATATGAAAGAATTTCTTCTCTTGCTCTAGATTAACTGTTGCATCTATAAACCCAGTCAGTGTTGCGAGTAATTCTCGGTTTGTACCGACTCTTACATCTACTAGTTTATAAACTTCCCCTACTTTAGGCTCTTTATTTGCCGTTTCGGTCATTCCTTGATACACTGAAAATAAATCTTCAGCATATGATTCATGGCAATAGATTTTATCACCATTTGTACTACTCAGTTTCGTGTTAGGTACTAACTTGCCGTTTGTTGCAAGTACTGCCCAATAGTTGTCATCGAAAATTTCGTCTTGTTTTTTTAGTTCCATATTTTTGCTTTTAGTATATATCCGCGAAGTTTGATCATATAATTTTAAGGTTCTTAGCTCGTAAAGAACCCGTATGTGTTTTTACCTTGCTTGCACCACTTTGCAAGATATAAAAGATACACTACATTTGACATAGTTAATCTTTCAAACGGTGGTAAGTCATCTTGTATAAATGGAAGTAATTTAGTTACGATAGGACCAATGTTAATTTTTACATTAGTTTTTACAGTTTGTCCATTCTTAGTGTACTTAAGTGGAACGTTAACCGTTGGTATAGAACCAGCGCTTACTTCTGATGCAGTTTCACCATCAATTTGTTTAGGTCCACGATTCCCAACTACAAACCAAGATGCACCTGGCGCAACCATTCCAATAGGAAACGGCCACCCTGGATTCACTACAAAAATAAATGGGCCAGGACATATTCCACATAAAGTTAGTCCTATTACAATCACCGCAAGTGGTGATGGCACTACAGCAAGTGGTGTCCAGATGATAGGCATAGGAATCTTAATCAAACCACTTGGCGTAGGTATAAGAATACCGATAGGCCAGTATGTTGGAAGTAAATTTACAGTAGTTGCTCTCTTACAATACTTTTTCCAATAACTTAAATTTGTAATGGGTGGTGAGTTTGGTTGAGGATTTCCATTATACTTTACATCATCAGGCGGAAGTCCTGCCGCCGCTGCTTCCGCTGCTGCTTTCTTATCAGCTTCAGGAGCATCTGCTGGTAATGGCAAAGGTTCAGGTTTTACTGGCCACGGTATGATACGAATTTTTTCACCATCTAATGTTCCTGCTGATGGCGCTCCACCACCTTGCATTTGACAACCTCCTGATGCTAAATCTCTAATTATTTGAGGAAAGTCATCAATGTATTTTTCTATAACTGTGATTTTGTCCCGAGTTTCAATGTATTCTTTATAAATCTTATTAAATACATCTTGTTGAGATTTTCTCTTACTATCAAGTTCTGTAGTTTTATTTGTACCGTTCTGAATAAAAATAGAACCATCATTTAATAAATAGTATCCAAAGTTTTTGCAATATTCTACTACAGCATTAAAATTATCAGTTGCAAGTTTTTCAATCGTAAAAGGTAAAGCTCTTTCTTGAGAACTTAAATCCCCGCTTTTCTTTATAACATCATCAGGATCATCAGTAGGTTTTATACCTTTAGATACTGATGTAGCTGAATTAAAAAAATCAACTCGAGTTTGCCACATGCTCCCTTCCCAGCGCTGTGAACCACCTTTTCTGTTAAATGCATAATCAGTAGCTGAACCTTCTACTAAACCTAATCTACTATATTCAAAAGCATTATTTTGATTTATGTCAATGTAAATAGGTTTCTGTAGTGCTGTTAATGTAGTGTTAATAGTATCACTCCACCTATCAAAATAACGATCTAATAATAAGATATCGTTAGTGAACGGTTTAATAATAGGAGGTAGACCTTTAAGTATGTCAACATACGGAGAAGATAACTTACCACCTGACGTAAATGGAATAAGTGTATATTGCGAACCTTTAACACCACGTGTGTAAGGAACAGATGTAACACTTGCTTTAACCTCAGCAGACTTATCTAAAGCAAAATAAGTTGGTTGCTCACTCCGTACAGCGTCAAGCTGAGATGTTGCAGTATTAATTGCTGTAATGATTTCATCTTGTCTTGTAAGTAATTCTTTTATTTGCTTTGTCTTATTTGCGTTATAATTGTTTGGTAAGATCCACTTTTCGGAATTATTCGTTGATGTAGCTGGTGCAGTTGCAGTTGCTTCTATTTTAGTTGTCCAAGTATATGTATAAAAAAGATCTTCTAATTTCTTTTTATTTGCAATGAACTCATCGTTAAGAGTAGTTCTTTGAGTAATAAGATCATTAAATTTTTGATAGTACGCAATGTAACCTTGATACTGGCCTTCATAAATACCCCAAATGATTTTCTTTGTCCAAACTTCAGCTTCCATTTTGCCAAGTTTATCTTTAAGAATAATCATTTCATCAATCTTCTTCTTAAGATTCTCAGATTCATCAAAGATTTTTTTCGTAGTGTCAACTGGGTTAGGTTCTTCGACTAAAAATAAACGATTATTTTTTGCCGCGTTATTTTTAGTATAGATAACTTTAACTATACCTTCTTTAACTGGGCAGTTAACATTTTGTCCACCAATTCGCATGATAGTTTCTCCGCACATAACTTTGTCACCCACTTGTTTTAGAATTTCAACTACGGCTGTTTTTGAACCAGCCTTTGCCAATCCTTTTACAGTGTTTAATGTGACAAGTGTTTTAGCAGGTGGAGCAAGAGGATTTGCTGGTTCTTTTTCAGGAGCAGGTACAAATGGCGTGTCAGGTAAAAATTCTGCGGGTGCAGCAGGTTCAGGTATCTTAATATCACATTTAGCATCAATTGCTTCAGACAGCTGAACATTACTTAAAATGTTTGGTGTTGCTTTTCTTACTTCACATTCCTCTGACGACTGCTTAACAACTTTTTCAATTTCTTCTTTAGAATAGCCGGGTAAGATATCCGCCGTTGGCGCTGGGCAGTCTGTAATGTTTACATCTTTGACCACGCTCGGATTTGTAGTAAACCCATTATCATTCAAATCGGAATTAGGATCTGCCGCATTTTCATTCTGTCCTACACTTATCTTACCTATTTTGCCGTATGAATCATTCATTACTGCTATAAGTTCAGACAAAGATTTTCCCTCATAGCCAGTTGGCATATAAGGAACTCCATCAATTACTTTTGCTTGTTGTTTACTTGCGTTAATTAACGCTTCTGCTGCTGTATCTGCCATGTTTCATTGATTAAGGTACTGTGACAGTTACGATTTTTGAAGTAGACGCAGTTTCAGCTGCCGCTGCTGCCGAAGCATTTGCACCAGGTGAAGGAGGCCATTTAAGATCCACTGCTGCGGATAAAGATTTAAGGAATGCCCATAGAGGTTCAGCACCTACTGCACTAAAATTTCCTGTAGGACCTAGCTGTGTTAGCTTGGTTCCGTTCATAATACAAGTTTCAGCGGTTTCTTCAATTTTAGTTGCTGCTGTAACATTTATGTTTGCTTGTGTAGTGATATTACAATCTGGTCCTATAAGTTCAATAATACTTTGTGAGTCAGCATGTTCTATTGTTATACTTACATCAGGATTAATTGTGATATGTGATTTCTTAAAGTAAATTTCAAATCCTTTAGACGGCGTGTAGAAAACTCTCATCTGCTCATCCTCGTCATACATAATAACGTGTGAGTTTAAATAAGAATCTGCAATCTCATCTTTAACTGCTTGATTAATGTATGCAATACTATGCCACTCTGGATTATATAATTCGCCCTCAGAAAAACTAAGTCTTACAATTGCTTTATTTTTTGGTATTGATATATCGCCAAACCCGCCATCTGCTCCGCCTCCAAATGTCTTGGAAGCACCCACAGATGCCCATGGAATATCAGCGTCTGGAATATCATCAAAGATTCCAAATACTTTAATTTTACAACGTCCTTCTTGAAGCGGATCATTATTATCCACAACTTCACCGTAGAATATCTTACCTATTAAATCTTGTTTACTGAGTCCTTTTACCATTATAATTTAACTTTTCCTAATTGGCCAGGTGGCACATTTGGTGCTGTCATATCAGCTTTTCCTAATTTAATGTTTTCTGATGGCGGTGCTGTCATATCAGCTTCTCCTAAATCACCACCGGTAATTGTTGCACCTTCAAAACTTACGTTTTGATTTGTAGCTCGTTTTTTGTTTGGTGCTTTTAAATTTGCTTTTGAGTTACCACTAGCCGCCGCAGCAAATGAAGTTAACGTTGTTGATTGTTTTTGTGGTACAGCTGCTTCTACGCCATTTAAGTCTGCTTTGCCTTCAATTACTGTGCTTATGTTTGGTGCGTCAAAAGTAGTTTTACCTGGATTACCTTGGTCACTTGGAACAGCGGATAAAATTGTTTTACCCGGTGGAGTGTTTGATAGTTCAGGTGAAGTTAATTCTTCATTACCTAAAATCCCTGCAGGCGTGTTTGCCGCAACAAGTTCTACGTTTGTATCAGAAAACTTACCAGCAACAGGCACACCACTTAAACCAGCACTTCCTATAAGTCCTTGCACCAAATTCATTTCTTTACCTGTCAGTGCAACTTTATTTGATAATAGCCTACCAATGTTTGGTGTACTATGTTTTTTCAATATGTTTTCTATAGCACCTGCAGGATTATTAAGAATGTCTTGAGCGGATCCTAATAAACCCAAAGGAGAAGTACCATATACATTCCCTAGTAAAAATCCGTTTATCTTATTATTAATTGCGTCTTTAACAAAACTAGTTACACCAGCTAGAGCTTTAGCACCAATCTGACCCAATAAACTTTTTCTAGGTTTTCCATATAATGAATTAAATGCTTCTTGATTATTAAATCTTTGTGAATCATTTGTTAAAGAATTAGGATTAAAGATAGATTCACTTGATGCGGTAGTTATAAAACCTGGAACATTTGTTGCATTTGTTGCAGCATCTTTTCCATAATCTTGCCACACTGCAGTATCATCAAGAATTGCTCCTAATAGACCGTATACATTAGTTTCTTTAATTACATTAGTTTTAATTACAATCTTATTTGTTGCCATTGTGTCACCAATAATTCCTACGGATTCTAAGAAAGCAGGAGCTTCAGAAAATACGTCAAGTTCACATTGTGCAAATTCAAATTTTATAAATGTAGCCGCAGTCCAAGGTGAACCGCTATCAGGTAATCCATATTCTCTGTCTTTATCACTTATCCTTGGGTAAAGGCCAGGAATATCTAATCCTGCACTACCAGCTAAATTTCTTGCTGCTCCCATAGCTTTTTCTTGTGCAGCGGCACCAACCTTTTTTGCTAATGCTTTAAGTTTTGAATCTTGTGTTGGGTTTGCATTGTCTTGCCCTGGATTAACTGCAGCAGCCGCGGCACCCTTTCCAATTTTCATTGGTCGCACTTCACTAACTATAATTGCCATTTTAAAATAACGCATATGATCAGGGACAGCCCATCTCATCCAATTAGCGTCCCATACAGCTTTTCGATAACAGTCTAAAAGAAATGTTATTTTCATATCTATAGATTCTAATGTTTCTATAGTTATTTTTTTATCTTTTCCTCTAAAGTTATTTCCTGGGTCCATTTTCCATGAATCCGCAAGTCCAGAAACTTTTACAAAATACCAAGGACATTCTTTAACTAAAGCCTCAAAACCTTGTTCAAATAAACGTATGTACTCAGCTCTTTTGTATTCGCCACGATTAATTAGATAATTGTACGCAGAATATTTATTGCTATGCTTCCATCCTTCAGTGGTATTAGGTGTTTGCCCTTCCTTTGGAGCTGGTGGAGATATGTATTGCCCGCAGAAAATACCATGTGGTAAATCATCTAAATCAGTATCACCGTTTGCGCTTTGCACTAATCTAAATTGAAACCCCATGTAAGTAGGATCTTGCCATGTAGACATAAGACTCCCTACTACCGTGGCATTAGGCACACCGTATGATAAAAAAGATTTTGTTACACTATCTGCGTATTGCATAATTAATAAGTATTTTTATCCGAGCGGTGTTGGCCATTCTCGTCTTGTCATTACAAAAGTTTGGAAGAACGCCGGTCCATCATAATCACCTTCACTAGGTCCTCCAGTTTTTCTAGGTCCGTCTTGATTATAAGTAAACATAATTCCATTTACCATATAAAACCCACTATAAAATTGATCCATTGACGGCTGTGAGCCAGCACCTTGTGGCGTAGCATTGGCAACTGCATCTTTATTTGAAGCATCTGCTGCAGCTTTAACTGGGTCAGCTTGCGAAATTAGCAATAACGGTATTCTCTCGCTATTGTATATATTTGGGTTCCATCTTTCAACATTTACTTCAAGATATAACTTTTTTAATTCAAGAAGGTTTCTTTCATTATGTGCAATAGCAAATGTATACTTATCGTGAACATTAGTACTCTGTATTCCTTTCCAAACAAACTTGTTTTGTGTTTTCCAATATTCACTTGCTGATGGTGATCTTCCTTGTGCGTCCTTTTCATCATCTTTCTTTGGAAAAGTTCTACCTTTTAAGATAATCTTTTTCTGTTCAGCGCCGTCTGAAGTTTTTGGGTCTACAAAGATATTCCAATACTTTAAACTTTTAAGATCAAAAAACTGAACATTATATTTGTAACCGTATTGTTCATTTATCTTGGAACTTTCATTCTTGGTTTTATACCCGCGAATAAACATGTTAGTCCCTGACATATTTCCCATGTTAGTTAAAAACTTACCTACAGGTTTTTCAGCAGCGGCAACATCACCAACTTTATTGTTAAAGAAGTCTTTAGCTATTGTCACGTCAAGAATACCAGCAGCCATTGTGCCATCACCTTCTATTTGGTTATTTACGTTAATAAAGTTAAGATGATAGTAAACATCAATATAGCACTTATAGAAACTATTTTCATCTTTCCAAGCAGCTTCTACAATATGATTAATGTATTCTTCCCATGTACTACCAGCGCATAACCAAGCTTGAGAATCTATAGTAGAAGTTTCATTTGTAGCAAAACCCATTTCTAATTCTTGCGCAATCTTATTTAGAACATCAAAAGAAGTACCTGTGTATGACTTAATAAGTTCATCTTTAATATGAGGAATAAACAATTCTCCGGTTATAGTTGTAGTTCCTCCAGCATTTTCATTACCTCCTGGCCCTGAAGATACATTCTTAATAATATAGTCATTACGAATTGGCTTAAACGCATTATTCTTTGCTCTAATAAAAACATTAAGTATATCGCCATCTTTTGGATATCCTTGAGATTTGAATGCGTCTGACTTAGTTAAAGTAAACATAAATGTTACTTGTGGTAAAAACTCAGTAGCATCTATTTTAAACAGCTTAATTTCATCAGCATCAAATACGTAATTGTTAATAGACAAAAACGGATAATCAACACCTAATTCATTTTGTACTTGATGACCAGTTGCAGTATCTTTCTTATTATCAGGTAACTTAGGGCTAGTCCCAACAAAAGCATCTTCAACTTCAAGTCTATCAATTTTTATTTTGGGGTCAAGTAATGATCTAATAATTGTCTTTTCGTCTTGTGCCATTATTTATTGTTTAGTCTGTTCTTAATTAAGCGTGATATAAACTCGCTTTTTGAAAGTGGTTTATCACAGTCAGCGTCTTGTTTTGTAACATTAGGTCCAAAAACAATTTTTCCATTTCTTACTTGTAATTCTGTATCACCAAATGCAGCATAATTTGGAGGTAATGCAGGATTATTACCTTTAGCTGGATTTGCTTTTCTTGGTGTGTCTCGTTTATCAAAAGCACGTAAAGCAGGATCGACTGTAGATTTTTTCTCAGGTGTAAGGTATTGATCACGTATATCAGTTCTTGCTGAAAGTGCCGCACCATTTCGTAAATTTGCATTCATACTTGGTACATCAAATGTATATAGTACATCACCTTCATCAAGACAGAAAGGATTACTTATCCCATTAAACTTTAACATACCTTCTAATCCTTTTAAGTAACCGTACATTTTTTGTGTAACTAAATCTGCTCGCATTACGTCTTCAGCTGTAATTAAATAGAAATCAATAACAGTTGGCTTATAACCTAACTGTCCGCCAATTAAATCTTGTTCTATAAAGTTTACTATTTCATTACCTTTACCGTCCTTTACAAGTGGTTTAGTATCTTGTGTCTTTGGAAATTCTAACATTACTTATTAATTATTTTTTAAACGCTGCTTCATAACCATATCCTTGTGCATACATTGTACCAAATACTGTACTTACAACTGGATCTTTACTAAGTGTTGCTGCATTTGTGTCAGCATCTTTTTGCTTATCTGGTGTTTTACCGTTTGTAGTATTTGCATCCGCAGACGAATCGTTTCTAGCATAATGATACTTTGGTTTAATAGAAGTATCAATAGGTGATTGTGAGCTTGACGCAAAACTTTTTTCATAACCTTTAGGTAAAGCATAAATTCTTCCTCGGCCTTTATTAAACATAGATTCAATTGCATCTTTATCTCGAGGCATTCCATGTTCAAGTGTAATTGTTATTTTTATCTCAGCTGGAAAATCATCAGGTCCTAGTTCATCGCTAAACTCCAATTTAGAACCAGTACAAATCATATTACCCATCATCATCATCGGATTCTGTGGCGGTCCAACACAAACATGCCATTCACCAACAGGTGCTCCTGTTAATAAAGAGTGAATACCTGTAGTAACCATGCTTGATTTTGTTGTACTATTTTTCATAAATAATGCAGCACCACCAGCAGCAAGATCTGATAAAGCCTCTGTAGGTGACCCACTTAACATCTTATTAAAAATTGCGTCTAAGTTTTTTCCAATGTCAAGAAATTGATTCTTTAATGAAGTCATAAATCCAGCAGGATCTCCACGAAGCCAAGCAGCAAGACCATCAGCTCCACCTAAAAATGGGTCAGTTTGCCCAAAGCCTGCATTAGGAACGTGTCTATTTGCGCCGCCCCAGAAAGATGCAGATGCAGAAGACATTAACATAGCATTACCTATGATATCTAATCCAGCTGCTTTTGTATTAATTCCACCAATCCCTCTTAAACTATACTCAAACACAAGATTCATTGAGTGTTTAAACATTAATCCACGTTTTCTACCTTTTGTTGTGTCAATTACGTTAACCGGCCCAATAATCTTATTGATGTAAGGACCATTAGTATAAGGATCAACGGGTTGTACTCTTTCACCAGTTCTTGCATCACCAGTTTGTAAGAAACCTAACATTTTAGCCATGTTAGGTGCAGGATTATTTGCAGAAGCAGCTTCACCACTTGTTGACACTGTCCAAACGTCAGCTGTAAAATCTTCCCAGTTTAACCCTGTTTCAATAGGACCAAGAATAGAAGATATTTTATTTCCAGGGTCTTCACCTAAAAACGTAATCATAGTAGCAACAGGTTTAAGATTTTCTTTTTTCTCAACTGTCTTACGCGCTTCAGCGCCACTTGTGACCGCATCATTTACAGGATATGGATAACGTCTTAGCGTTATCATATAGTTATTTGGTATTTTATTCCACCACTTGCAAAAAGCAAAGTCTGTAAACTTATAAGGAAACTTGTATTCGTTATCTTCTGTTAATGACCATCGTATAATTTCACTAACTGTTGGCGCAGTTGAAGATTCTACACCTGATCCGCCACCACTATTAGGCTCGGACATGTTGTACCAACGTATACCGTTTTCACGGTCTATAAGATATTTGTTATTTACCTTTCCGCCAGCACCTTGTAAATTAATATAAGAGTTAGGGTTAATTAATGCAGGTACACCAAAGAAGTCTTTAGCCATTACGTCAAGTTCACCTTCTTTAAAATCTCTAGCAGGTTTTTTCTTACCATCTCCTTTTTCACCTTCGCCAAACACCATACCATCAGTTAATGGATGTTCATTACCCGCACCAAAAGAATAAACTATTTGCTTATCTCGGCCAACTGCAAAAACTAATCTAGGATCTGTTGGATTAAGATCTTCGGTAGGTTTTTCTTTTTTAGTCCCTTCGTCTGCGGCAACTGTATTAGTAGTAGGTTTAGTAGTAGGTTTGCCTGGCGCTTGTGTCATACCTTCAACTCCAGGATTAAGTGCAAGCAATGTACGTATTGCTTCCTCTCGCATGTAATCTACTGTTACATCTTCATCTTCTTCCAGATCGTAACGCTCAACATATATTTCCGCATCATCTTTATAAACACGAAAACGCTGATTCGTGCCGCTTTGAATAATGTCGTATGTGTATTTAATTTCCGCCATTTAAAAATAAATGATTTTTCTTAGACTTTTAGTCTATTTTAAGTATATATCACACAATGAAATTCTAAGAAATTAGAAAAGACTATTCAGTTTCTTCTAACCAATCAACAGGAACAGATACACATTCTATGATATGCACTTTTTTAATTGTAGGGAAAAATAAGATTTCTTCAAAGAGCTCGTAGAAATCTTCGTTGCTACCTTTTTCTGTAAGGAGGATTACTTGGTTAACAACTGTTTGCTCTTGGCAAAAGTGGATTAGTCCACGAATAATCTCATCGTTGAGTTTATCGTTGACATATATAATTGACTGCATCTTTTTACCTGATGCAGTCGAAGCTATTATTTTCTTAATCTTTTGATTAACAATAAAAGACGCATAATCATCCACCTTTCCCACTTCATACCCAAGTTCAACAACAACATCATCAACTGTGATAATCTGTTGTTTTCTTAAGTTAAGAAAAGCTTTCTTAAGTTTATTTTTGTCTTCTACTGTTATGTAAAGATTCATTATTCTTTTCTTAGTTTTTTCAGATGTTTCTTTTCTGCTTTATCTTGTTCTTGTTTAAGAATAGCGTCTGCAGCTTTTGTGGCATCTTCGTCAGACATACCTTCATCTTGGAATCTTACAAGTATTCGTTGGTAACGTAATACTTCTTGTTCCATTTCGTATTGTTCGCGAGCTTGCTGATTTTGCAAATGTATTTCTCTACCAGCAGCAGCACGTCTTTTACGCAATTCAGCTTTGTCTTTTTCAGACATATTCTGGTAAGTTTTAATTAGACCTACTTTTTTCTCTAACTCTCTTCGTTGTTTTCTATTGTACATTTCCTGTTGCTTTAAGGTAAAAGTAATTAAATAATCTAAGGAATGCTGCCAATGCTAATGTTTCTTCAGTAACCATAATTTCATTAGATGGCATCATTTCTAATTTTGAAAGCATTTCCTTTTTACTGCCATCAGTTTCAGGAGTCTTTGCCGATAATCCTGTTACATCAACCGCAAATGTTGGAACTTGTCTGTCACTGTCTTTATAAGGATAAAAGTTACCTAAATAAATCCATCTTGCATTTTCATCATCAGGTGTTGTGTAACCACCTTCTTCAGTTAGTTCACGTTTAGCAGTAGACAGTAAATCAGCGTCTTTATCATCAACAGTTCCTGTAATTATTGTATGACAAAAATCACCTTCACGCATTGTGTTGTATTCTTTAAGTAATCCAACTTTGCTAATCATTTTCATGTCATCTACAGTAAATGGCAAAACACCAACTGACATGGATTTCATTTTTATCTTTTCGTGACCTTCAATTTTAATAACATCAAAATGTTTAAAACTTTTAAGTACTTTATACTCTTTCATATTTTTCTAAATTTTCTGTTAGTTCTTGAGTAGAAGCTGGTATGTCAAAAATATCAGATGTAAGTTCAAGAGCTATTTGTTGTTTTAAACTTTCAACCATTTCTGGTGTAATACTATCTTGTAAGTATTTTAAAACTTGTTCTTGGCCATCTTCAAAAGAAGAAGCTAAAACTTTAATTAAGTCAAACGGAGGTACATCTATTTGAATAGTAATAGCAACTTTTTGAATAGATTTCTTTGAAGATAAAAGCAATGCTTCTAAAGGACTGGTAGTTTTAACAGGTTCTTCTTTAACTACTTGACTCACTGCAGCTACAGGTTCAACTCGCTGTAGTGGTTGTGGCGCCATATCGTTTAGCATGATAAGACTATCAGGGCTATCATCTGCTATTTCTAAAATGTAATCACCAAGTAAGCTTGCATTACATCGGCTGCCATCAATGAAATTTAAGAATTGCATTCCACCTTCTTCAACGATTTCACTGTCTGATTTTACAACGTCTCCGGCTTTTTCACCTTTGATCCATTGATAAGTTTTAAGACTCATATTATTTGTTTTAGTATATATTTCACTAGATTTCAAGGAAGTTTCTGTACTCTCTGTGGTACTCGACCATCCATTCTTCTGTGAATCCGCTTGCGGCCCACGAGAGGTACTCTTGCCTAAAATTTTCCAAAGCGTATTCGATATGATTCCCATAGTCTCCGTGTGAAAGTTCATTTAAAGATTGATAAGAAATTCTAAAGGTATGCTGTGTTCCTTTAACACGCCAGTAGAAATTCTTTTGATTAGATATGTTCCCGTAGCCATACTCGACAACGAGCGGAGTCCAGCCATTAGGTCTAACGCTAATTTCCCCTTTTCCGTATAAATCGTCAAAATCTTGATGAAATGGCATGTGTTATTCTTTTTCTGGAAGTTCTGGACCAAAGTTTTCTTTAGGAGTAGTTTCAATAGCAAGTAAACACATATCTAAGATGTTACCTCTGCTTTCTCCATGTAATTCCATAAGAGCATCAATATCTTGCTTCATCATTCGGATTGCTCCAGTTCCTTCTTCGCCATTACTTATTTGTATAATGACACTGTCCCATTCATTTACTACTTCTGGGTTTACGTATTCAGTTTCTTCTGACATAATAGTATATTTTTGTTTTATTTATATTCACTAAGTATAAGATAGTTTTTCGTCATAAAAAAAGTTGGACAAACTGTCCAACTTTCTATCCAAGATTATGTTAAATTATAATTCCCAAGTTTTATGTTCACCAGTTTCTTTAATTTGTTTAGCATCAGGAAACTTCTTTTTAACAAAAGTTTTTATTGCTTCAAAGTTATCTCTAATTTCGCTGTACACTGCCATTAGAGTGCCATGTCCTACTCCGCTATAAAACAATATATTAAAAGATTTTGTTTCTGTGTTAAAATTACAGCTTTTAATTATATTAGCCTTAGCAATTCTTTCCCAAAACAAGTTTTTAAATTCATCAAGTTCTGCTTTACTTAAATCTTTAAAAGTTTGTCCTTCAAATATTTCGTCATTAACAAATGACTCAAATGTTTGTATATGTTTCATTATTACAATTCTCCAAGCATGAACACTTTACCGTTCTCACCTTTCATAGTGTAAAAGATTGTGTCAATTTTATCATCTTCATCATAATCAGAATCAATCCATTGGCAAGGTTTTCTATCAATGATTAAACAATCTTCGCCAGGCTCATCACCTGTTCTGCTATAGTTGTGTCCAATACTCATCATGCTTGGCTTTATTTTGGCTTTGCCAACATCACCTGGTTTACAAGTATAAAGATCAACTCCATCAGCTTCTGATTTGAATGTATCCCCTTTCTTAGCGTTTTTCCAAAACTTGTTCCATTCAGAAGAATCGTCTCCAATACGGTCATCAATAGTTTCACCTGGAAACCAAGCAGTTCCTTCATTAAGTTCTTCTTCGGTTAGAGTGATATCTGCAATTTCATTTGTATATTCGCTCTTTTCGTTTACAAAAGATTCAAAAGTTTTAAAATGTTTCATACTTTATAGTTTATTTTATAGACTATATATCTTTAGATAGTTTAGCCTTTTTAAGTAAATTTCTTCTGCGTGATGCCTCGCGTTGTTTTTCTTTATGTGCTTCCCACTTAACAGGATCCGCCATTAGCCTTGCTTTAGAAGCGGCAGATTGTTCTCGTTGTTTTTTAAGGTACTCCGCAAGTAAAACAGGATCCGCGTAAATTTTAGCTTTAAGAGCCGCAGATTGTTCTCGTTGTTTTTGACGATGTGCCTCAAGACGAATAGGATCTGCTTTAATCTTTTCCATAAGTAAGCGTGATGCCTCACGATTCTTTTCTTTTGCTAACTCAACAGATTTTTCCAATTCATCAGAATAGTCAAGCATCTCTGGAAATTCTTTGATGTATTCTTCACGTTCAGATTTTGTCATCCTACCATATTTACTAATTTCGATTTGTAACCAATCAGATTTACGAATACTTACACCTATTGATAACTCTTGACCTACACCCCAACCAGAGTAAGATATGATTTTACCATATTCCATGATTTCATCAAGTGAAGCTCCGTTAATCTTAAAGAGTTTAC